CGTGATAAACCGCCAATCATGTGGATTAGGCCGAACCCGTAAAACCCGAGTCCTGGTAGAAATTTAAAGTGGACGAAATAATCTTGACGTTTTTTAGTCTGATCAGTTTCTTTCCAATTTCGTTTAACAGATAAAACTTCTCCTGTGTCTTCTTTAACTGTGACAATGTATGGAAACTTAATGCCAGTTGATTCGTTTGTCTTTGGATCAATATCCTCGTATCCTGGTATTTCCAAATTCATGTGTGCTTCTAATACAGAACAAACATCATCTGATCTGCTTTCAACACCACCCATTTTATCTTTTGCTTCTTCAATATCATTTTGATTGTAGACACCCTCATCGGACATCTCTATGTCTTTAAATATTCCTGCCAACTGATGTTGACGAATATCGTTTGTTGTCATTTTTATTTTGTGAATAATTGTTTCTGTATCATCAAGACTTGTTGATGTGTATGGCACATACAAATCTTCTGCAGGCACAAACTTAGATACACTACGTGTTAGTATTGCATCGTAATAAACTTTTTTAAATGTAGAACCTGACAACGGTAAATTAAATAACATTTGATCAAACTCAGGCTCGTACTCTTTCATGTTTATCATGAGTTGATAATTCATAAACTCTTTTACTCTGTGTGCTTGTGAAACTTTTTCTGATGATTCTAATCCTATGATCTGTGTTCTAACGGGACCACTAGATGGCATAAGTTCTTTGTAAGCGAGTGCTTGAAACTGTGTTACTGCCTCTGCAAGAACTGGGTGTGTTGCACCTGATGCTCCTTGAAATGGTTCTGACCTATCTTCATATTTAAAGCCAAGTAGATCTAAACCTTTTTTATAAGTTTGCTCCCACTCATCTCTTGATGAAGCACACTCATCGTATGCATCTAAAACTTCTGATGCTATTTCTACGAGATCATCCTCATCTATAAATTCTGCTAAGTTTGCAGTGTGAACTTCAGCGCCTTCCATGGCGCCAACTTGTGGATCAAAATCAACAACTGCTCCACCATCCTCTAGCATTTCTATTTCTACATTTTCGCTTGGATTTAAATCTTGCGCCTGTAATTCTACTTCTTCAGGCAAAATTTCCGTTGGCATTTTTTCGTCATTGTTTTTTTCTATAGCCATTATTTACTCCTGTATAATGTTCCCATGCCCTCTGACATCGGCCCTTTTTGCGGTGGCACTAAACCACCTAAATTAAACTGCGGCTCTGACCCGCCTGCTTTAAATAATCTTCTTATAAATTCTTCTGATCCTTCAGGATCTATATCCATCATTCTTTGCAATTTTACATTGTCATCTAATAGTATAGCTCTAAATCTTTCATAGTCGACTAGTTTCATCATAGCACCTCTCATAGCTTCGTTGTATCTAGGTGATTGTTGAACCATGTCATACAAAGAATCTAATTCCTCAAGACCTGATGCACCAGATCTTGAAACATTTTTAATTTGTTGCATGTCGCCTATGATGTCAGCTCTGTGTCCTGTTTGGAAAGGACCTGTCTCAACCATTTCTTTTTCTAATTTTGGGCTCATTATTCTTTTTAGTAAACCAGCTATACCACCTTTAAGTTTTTTCTCTCTTGGTTTAAATGGTATAATATTATCTTTTCCTTGATCTCTTAATCTATTTAATTGTGTAAAATCTGTTTGTATAAATTCAGGTGCACCCTTAACTGGTTTTGGTGTCAGATCACCACCTAGTTTTTCTATTTCAAGTAGGTCATCCATTCTTCCTATAGCATCATCCATGTATTCTAAATACTCGTTACCTAACCCAGAAACAGGATTGTCATAAATTTGTTTAGAAACTTTGTCTCTTATAGCAGTTGCAATTTTTGTTCTTTGTGCTTGTGAAAGCAAACCAAGTTTTACACCTGTTAATATATCTTCTGCGTCCCTTAAACTATATGCAAGTCCTTCACCTGTTGGTTGGTCTACAACTTCATCAGGAACTCTGTTAAGTTGTTTTTCAAACACAGTTTTAAACTGATCATCGGAAATACCTTTTATGTTTACTTTTTGTTTGTAAGTTTGTTTTTGTCCAAATGGTTTAATACCTCTTGATGCAAGTTTAATGGCTTCCATAATTCCTTTAGCAGCTCCACCCAGCGCCATTTCAACACGACCACCGTCTGCTTGTCTTGTTCTTGTTTTTTTAAGTGCGTCTTGCAAAAACTGTAATGCCTCTGCAGGGTCGTCGCCAGCATCCATCATTCTGTTAAAAGCATCTATAGCTTGTCCTATTTCTGCTTGTTCTGCTCCTGCTATCTGTGTCATGGCTTTTGTTTCAGCTTCCATACGTTTCATGTTTTTAAGTATTTCATCACTTTCATCAGTCATGCCTGCTATCATATCATCCATCTTTCGTTGTACAGACGCAGTTCGCCCTGTTATAGGACTTGCTTCTACTTCAAACCCCATTCTCTCCAACACTTCAGTTACAAAGTCCTCTTTGTCTCCAGGAACTGTTTCTTTGTTGGTAACAAAAGCTCTCATTCTATCATCGTCAAACGGACTCATGCGTTTTGGACTACCGGCCTCGTATCCTTCGTTTGCTAGATCAGCAATCGCTTCTCTGATCTCTGTTTCAGTCTTACCTGTTTCTTTCATCATTCTATTAATCAACGGCATGTCTGCTATGGTTTTATCATAAAGACTGTCTTGTATTGCTTTGCCTTCTATAGTAGTTCCTGTGTCTGTTATTCTTGTGCCTTCTTCAAAAATAGTGGGTTTTTCATTTTTATAAACACGTTGACCTTGTCTGTTTTTTGTCATGCTCATTTCACCATAGTGTTTAAAATATAAAACCCTGTCACCTGGTCCACCCGGCATGTCCGTGAGCCGTTCTCCAGTTTCATTTATTTTTAAATAACGTTCCGCGGCGCCTGCTCCACGTCTATTAAAACTAAGCGGGTGCGCTTGCAATCTTTCACTGCTCATGTAGCGTGCTTCTAAAAGATTAACAAGTTCGTCTAGTTTTGATTCGTCTGCTCTATAAAACAATTTGTCTATTTCTGGATTAGTGGTTCTAGTATCAAGTATACGAAAAGCTTCTTTTACCTCCGCTTCTCCAAACTCGTTAACTATATTTTCTGTAAATATTCTTGATGGCGCTATCTCAGTTTGTTCTACTACGTCTTTGCCTTTACGTTTAAATAAAGATGCAACTCCTTTTAGTATTTTACTCTTTGCCATTAATAATACGTCCTTTGCTGTTGTGGTAATGCTTCATCCTCGTAGTCATCAGGATGGTCAACAAAGCCACCTTGTCTAAATCTCATTACGGCTTGAGTCATGCTATCCACTAAGTCATCGTGTTCTCCTAGTGGGAAT